TAAAGTCTAGTCAATCGTAATAGTGACTTTAGTAGATCCTATACAACTTGTACCCGATCCACCTGCGGTACAGGTATGGATTCCAGAACTCAATGACGTTAAAGCGAGAGATCCAGCAGTACCGCCTGATCCAATAGTAGTTTGTCCTCCTAATACTGGTAATGCTGCAATACCCGAACTAGGAGTTACAGCAGATGGTGTAGCATCTCCCATTATTACTGACTCGGTTTTTGAGAAAGCTGATCCTGCTGTTGTTACTGTAGTGTCTGTTTGAATCATAGCTGGCACACCATTGGTAAGGCTTCCAACATTGATTCCTCCAATCTTTCCTGATGTTGTTGTATCTCCTACAGTTACAGATGGTGTAATATTATTTCCGCTAAGACTATATGTAGTGCCTACCTTATTTGTTACTACATAAGGCATATCAACACTAATTTGAGCAGAAGTTACAAACTCCTGTTTTATATCAGCAAAAGCAGCCGAGGGTAAAAATAGAAGTAAAGCAAACAGTTTTTTCATTTGATTCCTACTTTGTTTTTACTATTATCCACTATTTTAGGGTTATTACTGTTATTTTGACCACTTTTCTTGTTTCCTACTGAGATCCCGTAACTACCGAGTACCCCTGAAACCAAGCCAGCCGTGAACGCTCCATCAATCCTTACCTTGCCCATGTACCCCAAAGTCATCATTGATAAACTCCAGGTCAAAATCATAAATCGAATAGTGTGACCAAAGATTTCACCCCACTCAATACCTTCTTTTTCTTCTTTCTCTTCAGCCATAAAAGTAAAGATTCTTGTCTAATACTAGCAAAGTAGCTATGTTTGGGAAGTAACACATAAAAACAATGGTAAAAATTTTAAAACCTATTCTTCTAGTCTTTATTAAATCTAAAGCGATGAAGAGATTAATTATGGATCTGCTAAAAGCAATAGCCAAACAGACAGATAATACGATAGATGACCAAGCAGTAAGTTTTATTGAATCCAGAATGTTCCCAGGATCTACCACAAACCTTCAGTAAGATGAAAAATGATGGGTTCATAAAGTTTATCTCAACTCCTCTACCTGTGGAAACACAGTTAGCGGTTGAGATGAGGTGCAGGGAAGTTATGGGTTGTGATGATATAGATAAGTTGAAGGCTTTTTGCATAGATATGATGAAAAACCATGCAAGAACAGAAGTTGTGCTATCTAACTCAATGATGCGTATGCTGGAGCTTGAGGCTCACTTAGCTGTCTTACAGACAAAACCAATTAAGAATAAATTATTTTACAAATTTCGTTTAATATTAGAAAAACTAAAACTTTTGAGACAGATAAGACAGCACCAAAAAAATCATTCGCAGCGAGCGTAGGCTGCCTGTTGTTTGGAGACTGTCATCTCAGGGTACTGGATCGTTTCCCACCTGTGCCCACATCCATAACACTCTCTTCTACGAATGATTATAAATTTTGAGTTTCTTTCAGATCGGACCACCTTCTGATCGCTGTACGTCTTACAGCCTGGGCACTCGACCCATGTTATTCTTTTCATTTATCTAAATAATGTCTTTTTCTGTAATATCGACCCAGTGAAACCAATCAATAGTGGATTTTAAAATACAATCTCCAAAATCCTTTTCTTCATATCTGAAAGTTCTCTTCAAATCTGGATCGTAATGGACTTGTCCAATATAAGGACTTTTTGGGAAAGTAATCCCAAGGGATGACCTAAAATAAATTGACATAATAATTTTGTTTAATCTTTCTGCTTTCGCCCGTCAATTCGTCTTTGCACAGATTCTCTCCACATTAACTCATCTTTGGCTTCAGCAATTTTATATTCTGAGCTAGTAAATTCACGTTGTAATGCCTCATACGCTACTTTTCTAACCCATGCAGTGCCACGGATGCCCTCTTTGTCAGCTACTCTTTCTATAAGTTCTGCTCTGTTAGGGTCTATAAGTACCTGGTAGTAGTTTTTGTTTCCGTGTTTTAAAGCCATTTATAATGTTGTTCTTGTACTACTCTACCACCAAAAAGGCAAATCGGCTTTATCAAGTTGCTTTTCCACATACTTTTTTCTGGCATCTCTGCGTTTTTGGGTTTTTCCTACACGAACTTCCCTAGCTCTTTTAAGAAAATCAATGATACTAGCCAGATCCCTGGTAGTTGCCTTTGGAATTTCTTTGTATAGATCCCTCATCAGGTCTACTCGAATATTCTTCTGCATAAGCAACAGGCATTACCTCCGTTAAGGTCTTGTAGTATTTTACTCCAAGCTGTTTATTATGCTTGGAGATATACCATCCGTGTTCATTTTTGCAAATACCAATCATTTTTTCATCCTCCTTAATTTTTTAGATTGTACGCTTTTTGACGGTTTTCTAGTTTTTGGAGTTGTGGTACTCCTTGGTTTCATGGATGTCAGATGCCATCCATTTCCTTTCGGGCAAGCATAGACATAAGAATGGCTTTTGCCTCTTTTTCTCATGTCTGATGCTTCTTTCTTGGCTTCTTGTTGGGTGCGGTAAACAATCTTATTGCATTTATAACAATGCCCTAAGACTGACATACCTCTTTTTTCTATGAAATCCCCCAACTTGTGTAAAGGGAGTCTGTTCATTTATTTAGTGGACCTCGCTCCATCTATCTCCAATAGACACTTCAGCTAACGCAGGAACATCTCCTAACCATTTTGCTTCCGCTTTTTCCATTGTAGTTTTAAGAATCTCAGCCCATTCATCTGCTAAATCTTCCTTAACAAGAAGTATCAATTCATCGTGAACTGCTGCTGCAATCCTTACTCTATCTTCGCCTATTTCTTTGACTTTGACCCATAAATTACCCAATGCACACTTTAATATTGCAGCACCAGCACCTTGAATCGGTGTATTGCATCTTACAGTAGTTCTATTAAGATCGCCTTTCAAGAATCTACGCATATTAGATACTGGAACTCTAGTCTCTGCCCACTCATCCCCTTCAGTGGATCGTGAAAGATAATTCATCTCTCTCTGCCAATCTCGAATACCACTATATGTAGTGAGCCAGTTATCACGAATCTTTACAGCTTCGTCATTAGACATAATTACACCACTGCTTCCTGCATACTTTCGTAAACCTTCTGCACCAGCACCATATAGCAAACCAAAATTAGCGGACTTAGCAATTTGTCTGTCACATCCCATCTGCTCAGCCGTATAGTCGTGCAAATCCTCGCCACGCTGAAATGCAGAAGTCATGTTTTTGTCTTTGGCTAATGCAGCAGCAAGACGTAACTCCATCTGTGAAAAGTCAGCATCAACAATCTTCCAACCCTGGGGAGCTTGCACACATTGTCTAAACTCTGAATCTCTCGGTATCTGCTGATTGTTTGGTTTGATACTGGACATTCTGCCTGTATCTGCTCCAAGCTGCATATATGATGCCCTGACAAATCCATCGTCTGACATTTTATCTTGTATGCTTTCAATCATCTGTCTACGTTTTTCTCTACGTTTCCAAGTCATAAGTGTTTGGATCGTAGGAGAATCAGCAGCACAATTCTTCAAAGCATCTTTAGCAACACTAGGTTTACCATCATTGTTCACTGGTGTATAACCTAGAACTAACTCAAGTTTTTCTAATAATTGCTTAGAACTCTTGATATTGAACCCTGCATACTTTTTAGTGCCTAGTCTTTTTGATCCTTGGTCTTTCGCACGAAGGTTGAACGAGCCATCCTCATTTCTAGGCAACTTTTTTCCAGATGGTAAGTCATTATCAAGTTCTCTGATAAATTCGTTACCCAGTTCTTTAATGTCATCTTCATAATCAATGCGACATTGTTCTAGTTCTTTTCTATTCCAAGGTAGCCCAACTCTCCACATCTGTGCCATAGCTGGAAGTGCTCTACACTCTAAAGTAAAAGCTCTATCTAACTGTGCGTTTCTTAGCTTTCGCTCTAGCACCTGATCTAACTCAAGTAGTACTTCAATATCCTTTGCAGCATAGATTAGCTGTTCTTTGGATAAAGTTTCAGCACCCCAATCAGACTTCTGCTGTTCTTTAGATATATCCATATCTAGTTGTCTTTTAGCTAGTGCATCAAGACCATGTTTAGTCTGTGGAATACCGTTGGTCAACAGTCTGCTGGCTAACATACTGCAACGCACAAATCCTTCGGGATGTATACCGTGTTCCTGTAACCAGCCGAGATCAAATACTGCGTTGTGTGCCAGCCAATATCTATTGGTACTACTGAAAAATTCTTCTAAATAGTTCCAATCGCCATGCTCTAGTTCAAAGCAGTCAATAACTACTATGGTTCGAGAAGAAAAAGACCCCAACTGAATCAGTCGGAGCTTACCTTCTTCTGGTTGTAGCTGTAATGTTTCTGTATCAAATGCAAGACTGTGAGCAGTCTGCAATCTTTTTAATTCTGATATTCCGTAATAGACAGAATATTCTTGTTTAGTAATAGTTGAGGTCATGGAAGAACCTATAAATATGCTCTATTATTGTATCACAATAGTCTAGTTTGTCCAGTAGCTTAACTTTTTCTGTAAGGTATTTACACTAAGCCGTGTACAGATAGATACATCGAGTCCATAGCTAACAGCCTGTAAAACCTGACTATGAAAATATTCTGGATCGTAGTATTCGACTTGGTTAACTTTTTGTACTTTGCTTCTTTCTTTATTTAAATACTCTGTATAACGCACAGTAGCTAGTGGACTATCTTCTGTAGGATTTTTCTCCTCATAGATAGTGACATTTATTATTGGCTGTTTCAATTACTACTGCTCCCAGAATTTTTGGTTTTCCTCTATATACCCAGAGCCATCAGTGTATAAACCCTCTTTCGTTCCAGTGGAAG